GCAATCATTTCGCCAATCTCTGCATCCTTGGCGGATACTGTGGCTACTTGAGCCTTTTCTTCTTTTGTTGATATAGGAATGGCTGTTTTCTCAATGTGGTCAGTGACCTTCTTAACAGCGTTCTTTAGCTCACCCTTTAAGATCATTGGGTTCTTACCAGCGTTTACCTCTTGTACACCAAGATCCATGATAGCCTCAATCAATGTAACCGTAGAAGCTGTACCATCCCCAACCTCTTTGTTGGTTTTAGCAGCACCCTCCAATGTTAATTGGGCTGCCATGTTCTCGTGTCTGTCTGCAAGGTCTATATTGTCTGCGACAGTAAACCCGTCATCAGCCATCTCAGGAGCACCAAAGCCTTTATCTATGGCTACTGGTCTTCCCTTGCCCCCTAGTGTAGGTATTACAGCACGGGCTACTCTACTCACACCGGATCTAAACTTCTTTAAAACTTCTTCATCGTAAATAATGTCTTTGGGCATATTACTCCTTTGTTGCGAGGATATGTTCCTCTTGAATTAAAATATACTTCTTGCCTTTGTCTTCTACCTCAGTGCCTTCCCACTTCTTGTAAATAACGACGTCGCCTTCATTTAGTACGGTGGGGAAGCCCCGGTCTGTGGGGTTTATACTGAGGCTCAACTTCATACCCATTGAGACAACCTTACCTTCTGTTGGTACCTCTTTGGATGTCTCAGGCATTATTAATGCCCCGTCTTTTTCTATTGGTTCTATTAAAATGTAATCTGCTACTGGCTTAATCATATTATCCCCTCTTGCTCGAAGAAGGCATAGATCTCAGGACCCACCGAGTCCACTAGATTTTTACCCTTCTCTCGCAACTTCTCTGAATTATGTACTATGCACCAGTCTGTTTTCTTATTGTACTGGTCCCACCTAATAACGTAGGCTTTATCAACATCTATATTAGCAAGTTCTGCTATAAAAAAGTAGAGCGGTATTTGGTATGTTCTGGCGTGTTCCAAGGAGTTTGACACTCCCGTTTTGAACTCATATAAGGTATTGGTACTCACGTCCATGCAGTCAAAGATCCCTTTTATATCAAACATCTCGTTGTATTTGACTACTACCTCCCTCTCCGGCTGTGGTAGTTTCAACTCGGCATCAAAGAACCACTCAGGAAAGGTATTATATTTACCTATATGCTCTTCTATTTCTTGGTGTATTTCTCTACCCTCTTTCATCTGACGGGTAATGGGACGGTCAAGGCGACAATAGGTACTAACTGCACCATCAACGTCTCCACGCTCCCATAAATACATCAAACTATGTGATAGTCTTATTTTTTTCATGTTGTTTTCTAGCTCTTTCTTTGGATCTTTCGACACTACAATCCATACACCATATCGTTTTAACGTGTCGGTGGGATATATCGGCCCCACACTTACAAAGTCTCTTACTCATCGGCCTTATAGGAAATTGATAGTTGGTGGTCTCTGTCAGCCTCATAAATGCCGTCTGGTAGCTCCCCTACCTCTTTAAGGTACTCTTCTACCTTGCCGGTATCTATGTTGTACCACACCTTCTCTATAAGGAATGGCTCTAACTCCTCTCTCTTGTTTAATACGAACTTGTACTTCTTACCGTATTGACGGTATGTACATCTAACTTTATCACCGATGACCCCCTTGAAGTTAGGGTTAACACTCTCGCCCGCTTGGGCTATACCCTTCTTTACACTGTCTACAGCCTCTTCGATCATCTTTTGAGCCTCTAATAACTTGATTAAATGGTCTTCGGCTTCCGCTTTAAAGACGAACTTGTCGCCCTCTTCAGCTAACAGTGCTATCTCTTTAGGATCAACGGTGATGAGACTCACAGAACAATCCAATCCTCCCCTAACATATCAGGGAGCCTAACCGTAAAGTTAGATACTTTGTTGTCTATATGAATCTTTAGGTACTCATCAGCGAGGTAAACACACTGGTGTATGTCTTCCCACTCAGCCTTGGTGACTCTTTTACCGTCAACCACAGCCTTCATGGCCTCAAAGAAGTCTACCTCATCCTCGTATTCTTCCTTTTTTATTGTTGGCACTGGAGAGGCACTCATTTAATCAGTTCTCCTATAAGGATACCAATCCAGAAACTAACTAAGAATACTTGGTATAAGCTCCAAGATAGGAGTGTCCACATTACTACCTTATTGGCTTTTGTTTCTATCTTAATCATTTACCTAGTACCCCACCAATAACCTCAGATGCTTTCACTTTGTTCATTCCCTCTTCCCACAAGCCCTTTTCTTTTAATACTCTCATTTGGGCCTCGGTTGCAGGGGCATCGCTACCACCTGTAGGAGCTGCTGTACCGCTGTCTAACCAGTCAATGAAGTCACAACCACTTGTTTGCTTGGTAGTGAAGTCATATTTACGGTTCTCACACTCATGGAAACTCTTACCCATCTTTGTGGTTTTGTCCAAGAGCTTACCACCGTCCTTAGGGCACATCTTACCCTCTACATACTTAACAGGTGCTTTAGCTTTGCCACCCCCGTATGATCTAACTTGTTTTGTGTATCCTAGATCCATTAGACTCTCTTCTATTGTTATCATCTCTTGCAATAACTCCTTAGAGTCTTCATTCCTCACTGTGAATAGAACACCCAATCCCTTGGGGCTAGTTAAACTATATGTTACGCTTGCTGGTGCCTCTGTATGCGTCACCTTCTTTTTTGCTTCAGCCATTATTTGTCCTTTAATAATTTATTACGTTCTCTATTAACTATGTCTTGCAGACGTTTAATAGACAGATTATAGTCAACAGAAAGCTGTCGGTAGGTAGTACCGGCCTCTTTCTTCTTGTGTATCTCTGTATTACGCTTTGTTTTAGTAACTACTGTCATAAATACCTTTCATAACTTGTATAACCTATATTACAGTGTTTCGGCGTGGTGTCAACCTTTCCCACCCATAAACCATAGGAATGACACACACCCTACCACTATCAGGATAGATTCAATCACGATTGCACCTACCTAATAGGTAACACAAGGCATTTGCTATAACTATTGCTATAAATAACTTCATTCTAATACCTCCTCATGTAACTTTCTTTGTTCGGCTACTGCTTTGTTGTGCCCGCTACAGTCACATTCTCCAGCAGCTATATGTCCCGCGCAGGTCTTGCAATGGGTTTCTCCCCCCATGTCTTTCTCTTCCAACGCTACACTATCTAGTATCTCTTTAACCATAGACTCTATGAAGTTCTCTAGTTCCTGACTGCTAAAGGCAATAGGAACACCAAGCTTCTTAGTCTCCTCCAGCCTTTCTGGTGTCATTTCCAATACCATAACTCTGTACGCCCACTCTTGTAGTATTAACTTAGCCTCTTTTTTATAGTCGTTTGGGGTTTTCATTCCAATACTACCTCCCATTCACACCAAGACTTATCTGTAGCCCTTTCGATTAATACCTCTAATACATCAACAACATCGTCTTTGTGTACATTCTCTAATACCAAGGTCTTTAAATCAGCATCAACCATAGCCCCATTGCTTAGATCAAGAAGTATTTCCTCTTGCTTCTCATTACTTAGGTCATTAAACCTTATTATGTAGTGCCTCTTCATTTGTACCTTCCTCGATATCTCTATCGTTAACTTGTGCATTAATATCATCCCAATACGCCATCTCATTGAGCTTCTCAGCCTCTGTAAAGGCCTCAAAAGTCATAGGCTTCACACCCTCCTTGTTATATAGGCCTAATAGCCATCTTAATCTATGTAGTATATTCATTTTACCTCCCATAATTAACTTTGTTATATATCTTTGCATCTACCTCTACTATCTTACGGGTCAAGCGGCTCAGAACCCCCTTAGAGGCTTTCTGACGCTGTAACTGACCCCTTAACATCACTAGATCAGATCTCTTACGTTGTAACTCTCTCATAGCCTATCCTCGTATATGTTGCCTATTACTTCCACGTCTTCCTCTGTCCATTGTTCCCTACCTTGTAGGAACCCAACATGCTGTAACCACTCGACCATATTATCTACTACCTCTACCCTTACCTCTATATTTGTTTCTTTAACAATATCTCCCTCATATATCTCTTGACCTTCTGGGTACTCCTCAGTTCTTTTTGAGTCTTTGAGTCCTGTGTATTGCATTACCTCATACTTGGTTAGGTCGTTACCGTACTCCTCCTCATGGTTTGTTCCGAAGAATATATCCCCAAAATAACCGAGGTCGTACATTACTTTATTCTCTTTATCCCAAGCTCTGAATTTAATATCTCTCATAGTGTCACCCACTTTTGGTTTAAATAGGATAAAACACCCGCTATCTGTTTAGCTTCCACCGTATTTTTGTTTGGTAGGCTCTCGTAGCTTTCAAGCCACCAAGCTATTAATCCTTCTACTTCTTCTTTGTTCATACTATCTTTCTGAGTAGGTGCTAGGGAGTTGCTCCTAACACCTACACTTCAACTCTATAGTTGCAACTCTATCCCTCGTTAATTGTCTCCACCAGTTCCCTAAAGTCAACCTCCTCCAACGTGCTATTTGCTAGGTCAGCAGTAAATAGGCTTGTTGTGTCTACCATGTTGTAGACGTATGTCTTCAACTCCTCATGATCCAGTCCTTTGGCGGCTTCCTGTGTCTCCTGTGTGTTGTCTATATGTACAGCTACCAACCAAGTCTCGTAGTTCTTATATCCATTGTATCCATTCATTAGTAATCACCACCTCTCTATAACTTACTACTTGTATACCTAGTATAGATAGTACACGCATATTGTCAAGGACTTTCTTGGTACTTGTAGAACTAGATAGACCCTACAACAACAGCATTCATCCAAGGCATTACACCCTCACTATATGCTTAAAAATGGATTAGAGAGCATTCTACAGCCTCGCTTTCCACCCCAAACCACTAGAAACCCTCAAAAACAACATAAACACACTATAAAGAGATAGAAGTAATGGGATATACAACTTATTGGGACTTAATATATCCCGCATATTACCCGCATAACAGATTGGGTAACACAACTATCTGCATGGAACCCTCAAAGACAATGTAAATGGTAAGTATAAGAGTGTATATAGATATAGAGTAGAGTATCAGCATTCTAGCATGCGTGTTCTCCACCACCTCACTGACACTAAACAAAGCTATCACAGCAAGGAAAGGTAGGGGGGGATAGGTAGGGATGGGACTGGATTTGGTAGTTATTTATATCAACCCCCACACTATTATGTAATATTTTTATAGCTTTACATAAGTCAGACAATAGGGTAAGATAAAGACATGGGAATTAAAAATATAAAATATTATTTAGCTAAAAAGCTTCTAGGTATAAGCAAAGACTCGGTTTTCGGTTGGGTAGAAGTATGGCCTTACCCAGATAATGAGGGCAATTTAGACTTTTTATTAGAACAACTTAAAGGAGATATGTTAAAGGAGCTCAATGCGAGAAGTTAAAATTAGAAAATTCTCCAGGAACTTAAAAGAAGAACTGCTAGATTTGCCTGTCATGATCACAAGATTCGGTAAACCAGTAGCTTATGTTTTAGACCCCAACGCAACTCCAGGTTCTATTAGGGCTTATGAAATGGGGATAGAAGCCATGGGAATACAACCCATAGCAGAAATAGATGAACCTACAACCACGGTAATTAGTGTCGAGAAATCCGAGGGTATATATTCTGAAGAAGGGCCCTATAGTGCGAATCTTAGTTAAGTACGTTAAGAAGGCCAGTCAGTGGTGTGTAACTACATTTGAGGTCACAAAGGATAAGAAGGGACACAAACAAAAACAGTATTGGTTTAGCTCCGAAGAGGAAGCTAGGTCAAAAGAAGGGGAATTAAATGAATGATATAAGAGAAATAATAAAAGAGGCTTGGGACGATATACCAGATATGGCTATAAATGAGATTTTAGGTAAACTAAGCCCCCTAGAGAAGCAAATACGCAAAGAGGCGGTAGAGGGGTTTGCTTCAAAACTGGGTGCTGCTTATAAGGAGTTCAACCCTGCAGCTGGTTTAGAAGGTTGGAACGCGTTTGAAGACTGGTTAAGTGAACAATACCTATCGGAGGAACAGGGGTGATGTTTAGGAGTATACAAAAGCTAATAAAGGCCTTAGAGATACACAATAAACGTGGTCTTAAGGCAACAGATAAAGAGAAGGAAGAACGTGCTAGGCTGGAGTGTAAGGCTTCAGTGAGGATATAATGTTCCTGAGTATGTAGAGCGAGTGTGCTAACCAACAGGTGATATCAGTTGGGATATATTTGGCAATGAAGTCACTTTGCCTCGCTCTATATGTTTAGGAGGTGAAAATTATGAAAGAAAACATAACACTAAAAGAACAAGTAGATATACTAGCTAAATTCCTTATGGACGAGTTTGGGGGCCCACAAGAGAATGAGGGTGCTATTGAAATGGCCATTAGGTTGTTGAAAGCACATAAGCCCGTTCCAGTCGGGATGGAGATAAAGTAAAGTAATGTTTAGGAGTAGAAATGTAGTTACTATTTAACACTAAGATTAGAATGATTATAACAATGGCACAAAACGGAACACTATTCGCAACATCTATAATATATATAGCTGTTATAATATTGTTGGTAGTTTATATAGGAAACAAATGAAGAAAAACCTGTCAGCAAAACAAAAACTAGTAGCAGAAGACATAGTAGAGAAGATTAAAAAAGGCGAGAAGCCTAACCCAGTAGAGTCCACAAAGAAGTTTTATAATGTAACCACAGAAAACTCAGCCAGATCAATGACCTCCCAAAATTTTGCGAAACCTGAATTTAGAAAGTATCTAATGGATGGACTTCACGAGAAACAGATAGTCGGCCCTAACTCCAAGGTTGAAAAGCGATTAGAAGAGGGCTTAGAGGCCACCAGTGTTATAAAAGGGGGGGACCTAGCAGTAGACTATAGAACTAGGCTTGCTTATATCCAAGAAATTAACAAAATATTAGGGGTTTACGCCCCACAAAAGGTAGAAAAGAAGACCCTAAACCTCTCCTTAGATGTCTCAGAAGAGGAATTAGACGAGAAGATTCGAAGGCTAAACCAAGAACTGGAATCCTAGAGGTCCTTGGGATATACTTTAGTCGGAAAAGATGAGAGTCACTTTTAGAAGGCACTTATTAAATCACCTGCTCCCTAGCTGCGGTTTCGACTGCGGCTAGTTCTGTTTTACGAAGTCATGACATGGTATACTTTCGTTATGTACTGTATAGCCTGTCAAGAGCCCGTCCAAGCGGTAGCCATCTTCGACGGCGGAAAAGACGCTCCTTTTTGTAATAATGGAGCATGTCCAAGATTTGGGCTAATATCCATAATTACTACACCAGAGCCCGCCAAAAAAGATGAAAAAGAAAATAAAGAAGATAAACATAAGAAAGTTTAGTAGGAGAATATACTCCTATATTGGAGACCTCCCTATAGCTGTTTATAATAAGAGAACTGGAGAAACTATGTTTTTAGTTATACCTGTGAAGGATGGTGATAAATATGAGATATAAGCCCAAAATGTTACACAACCCAACCGATGAAGTAAAAGAGTTTAGATGTGGTGGAGAGACCTTCATATTCCAACCAGGAGAAAAAAGAATCCTAGACGGAATGGAGTCAGACCATGCACTAAAGAAAAACGGCCTAGGACTTGTTGAGTTCACAGGCGGAGAGACAAAGGTCGAAACACCCTCAGAACCAGTAGATATAACGACGTCTGAGGTTGACTATGACAAAGTTCCTTGGAAAACCCTTGTAGCCATAGGATCTAAGGCTGGAGTTTTCAGGCCTGGAATGAAGAAGGACGAGCTTATTACCGCCTTAAAAGGACTAGATGAGTAAACGCGAACTCTATGAAAGTTTATTATTAAAAAAGAAGGCCAAGGGGCTCGATGATCTCTATTATTTCAATAAATATATAATAGAATCGGACCCCGGACGCCAAAAGTACCTTGTAGACCATGTCCATGGAGAGTGGACTGATTGGTACAAGAACTCCACAAAACGAATTAAAATGATATTGGTCCCGCGGGCGTGTTTTAAAAGCACGTTCTTTACCGCTGGGAGGACTCTACAGGCACTTTGTGAGGATAGAGGTAGTAGGATACTAGTAGCTAACGCAACTTTAGCCAACGCCCAGAACTTTATGGGTGAAATTAAAGAACATTTACGAAAAAACCCCCAACTTATTGAGTTATATGGAGAATTTTACGACAAGTCCTTGAAGTGGAATGAAGATGAGATAGAAATTATAGGGCGACCTCTTTCAGTCAGAGAACCCTCAGTCTCAGCAGCAGGAGTAGGAGGAAACCTTGTTTCTAGGCACTATAGTATGATAATAGCTGACGACTTGGTCAACCTAGAGAACTCCGCTACAAGGTATCAGTCAGATAAAGTCATAGATTGGTGGAAACGGGCCTTTTCTTTACTCGATTACGATGGAGAAATGATAATAATTGGCACACGCTGGTCCTACTATGAGCTATATTCATGGATTTTAGAGAAAATGCCTGATGAAGTTGACGTTTATATTAAGGGGGCATACCACCCAGACGGTAGTTTGTACTTTCCAGAGCTTTTAAGTGAGGAGAAGTTAAATGAATTAAGAAAATTGCAGGGATCCTATGTGTTTTCCTCGTTTTATTTGAACGACCCGGTCGACGAAGAGAGTGCTTTAATTAAAAAAGACCAGATTAAATATTGGGGAGAGGGCGAAGATACAAAATTGCCGAAAAGTTTAAATATATTCTCTCTCTGCGACCCAGCAGTAAGCCAACACGCTGACGCAGACGAGTCCTGCATCCTAACCGTAGGGGTAGACTCATTAAATAACTGGTATGTCCTAGAAGCCAGGACCGGCCAGTGGACCGTTGGAGAACTTATAGAGCAACTGTTCTCGGTTCATGCCTTATGGAAACCACTCTCGATGACAATAGAGGTAATCGGGCAGGCCCAGGGGCTTATGACCCCAATTCACGACGAGGAAAATAGAAGGAACAAATACCTGCCTTTAGTAGAGATTAAATCTAGGGGACATGTTACAAAACAGATGAGAATTAGGTCAGTCCTCCAGCCTAGATTTGAGAGGGGTAAGGTTTTCATTAAAAGAGATATGTTTGAATTAGAAGAACAAATACTAAAGTTTCCTAGAGGACGTAGAGATGATATGATCGATGCTTTGACGGACATGGACGAGGTAGGATTTGAAGCAGACCCGCCGGAGCAGGCACAAAGCCTATCGGGGAATTATTTTGAAGACTTACTAAAGACACAGTCTAGTAGAAAGAAAGGCCCTATTGATCCCTTTATGGGTGAGAACTACTAGGGTATAATTAACACATATGGACTTTGTACTACTTTTTATTATAGTGCTTCAAACAGCCTACATAGTTTATAAGGATATTTCTTTCGGTAAGGAGAGAGAAAGACACCTTCTAAAGATAATGAGCAAGGACGTAGTCGAATATAAAGAGGCCGTTGAAACTGTAGCGGAAGATACCGAGAAGGAGCCGGAACAAGAGATAGTTCCAATCGAGGAGATTTCTATAGAGGAAATGCTTTTGGCAAAAGATAACACATGATAAAAGTAGACAAGAAAGAATGGAAGAAACTAGACGATAAGGAGAAGATTTCTTATTGCGACTCTTTACTGGAAGACGCCAAGTCAGCCAGAGAGAAAATGGACCTTGAGTGGTACCTAAACCGTATGTTCGAGGACGGAAAACACTATCTTTCCTACAACACCACACTTAAAACACTAGAAGCTAACCCACCTAAAAGAAGAGGTGAGGTTAGAATGGTTGTTAACAAGATACGTTCTTCAAAGAGGGCTATACAGAACTATGTTACTGGTGACAGACCAAAGTGGGACGTTACCCCAGGGGACATAGACCAAGACACAGTAGCCAATGCCAGAAGAGTAGGTAAGGTTATGGACTCCATATTTAGAAAACTACACCTAGAGGCTATGATTAATGGCGTCGTAGACACAGGACTTAACACCTCAGTTGGAATCGTAGAGATAGACTGGGACGAGGAGGCAGAGGGCGGACAAGGACAGGTTCGTGTAAGAAATCACGATCCATTTGACGTTTGGATTGCCCAAAACTCCTATCTATATGGTGGAAGGCTTGTTTCAAGTTTTGCCGCAAAAACCCCAAGAAGAACACTATCCTCTATCGCAGTAGACGAGAGATATAACAAGAAGGCTAGAGATAAAGTAAAGGCTGACGAAGAATTAGCAGTTTCAAGATTAAAAGCAAAGATTATTAGAAAAGAGAACAGCGAGAAAGAAGAGAAGGTTATTAAGAGGGCCACCGTTAAAGAGTTCTTACTTTGGGACGACGAGAAGAACGAAAAGGGTGGAAACATAAAACTATTCACATATGCGGGCGGTGAGGTCCTAAGAGAAGAGGATCTACCTGAGAGAGAGTACCCATTAATCTTCTTCCAGATCTCAATGAACCCATTGAAGGTATATCAGAGATCCTGGATGGCAGACGCCATTCCTTTAAATAAAGCTTTAGACAGATCCCTTTCACAAAAGATAATGTACGTTAACCAGGCGTTGGTTTATAGAATCATTGCCGACAAAGGCCATGGGGCCGGAGTGGTTTCAAACGAGGCCGGAGAAATTATCGAGATAAACAAAGGCAGAAACTTCCAGCAGATGACAATGAACCCATTGCCTACAGGGTTTGACTCCCTTTCTGGAGAATTAGGGCAATATATAGAAGACACTTTAGGTGCCCATGACGCTGCTTTAGGTAGGTTACCAGCAGGTGCCAGGTCAGGAAAGACGCTGGAAGCCCTACAGGCTGCCGATGCTAACAACCTTACTGGATTAACTCAGGCATTAGAATCTTTCCTATCAGTCGTTGGAGAAAGAATCATAAATATAATCGCCGACAAGTATGTAGCTTCTAGGGTTATGAAAATAGCAGAGCCAGAAGAAGGACAGAACTTCGTGAAGGTACAGGGTGAAAACGGACAATTAGAAAACGACGTAACAACAATAACTAAGGATAACGAGATAATCGTTAAAATAGGATCTTGGTTGGGACACACGCAAGAAGCCAAGAGAGAAACTATTATGAGGCTTGCAGAAATAGGGGCCTTAGATGGTGGCGAAGTGTTACGACAATTCGAGTTCCCAAATGCAGAAGACCTTTCACAGAAAGCACAAGAACAGAGACTAGAACAAGGACAATTAGACCTAGCTGTTGCCGGTAGAGGACAGGGCGGAGAAGCCCCACAAGAGGGCGGAGCAGATATGACGGCGTTAGCAGACAAAGAAAACGCGGCCATGATGGGGGGAGAACAGGTCCCACCAACTGAGGGTGCTGATATTCAACATACACAAAGCCACACAGATTTTATGAAAACAGATATGTTTAGGACTGCCTCCCCTGAAGCACAACAGTTCCTAGCGGCTCACGTTCAGGGTGAAATGCAATTCCACGGTGTCGGAGGTGTCTAATGGCACTAGCTTCATTTACTAATCAGAGAACCCACGATAAATTCGTTTTAAACAGCGACAGTGAAACTGCGGTAAGAACAGTCACTGAACTTACCAGTGGTGGTAACACAGCTACTATAAATGACGACGGCGAACTGTCTGTCGTTAGTGGTGGGCACATTTCCACAGCTAACTCCTCCTCAACGAAATTAGATGCAGGTATAGCATTTACTGGAACCGCGGAAGATATTACTAATGTGTCAGTTATCATAGTGGGTGTAAAAGCTAGTCACGCCTCAGCAACAGACGGTTTATCTGTACAGTTCTCCCCAGATGGGACTAATTGGGACGGAACAGACTACTTCACAGTTCCAGCAACCTCTGGTAAGACCTTCTCTTTCCAACCAGCTCTCAGGTATTTTCGTGTGGTCTACACAAACGGTGCTGTGGGTCAGACATACTTTAGATTGCAAACTATTTTTAAACATACAAACGTCAAGCCTTCATCACACAGAATAGCTGACGCTATCATTGATGATGACGATGCAGAGCTTGTCACATCAGTGTTAAAAGCCAAGGCTAACGGCGGAGGATTTATCAACATTGGGGCTACTTCCTCTAATAACCTACGGGTTACTGACGCAGAGAGTGGATTGGCTATTGCTAAAGGAGACGTTACTGGGACCACATTCATTCATAAGTTCGGTGCGGCCCCTGACTTTGACGTAGCAGACGGTTTTGTTACTGTGTGGGACGCAGCGGATGACAGTTTATTTGCGGGGTCCCCACCCATGCTTTACACATATTCGGCCACAGCGGACATAGGTCTTATTTCAAGCTCGGGGGCAGATACGGTAGACATAGAGATCCAAGGATTAGACGGAAACTATGATTTGGTAACACAAACAATCACATTAAATGGTACAACCGACGTTGATATATCAGCAACTGGGACTGACCTGCTCAGAGTTTTTAGAATGAAGAACGTTGGTGCTACAGACTTAGCAGGGGATGTTTATATAAGAACAAATGGTTCAGCACAAACGGGAGGTGTACCTAATACAGCCAATACAATAAGAGGTAGAATACAGAACGGCAACAACCAGACTTTAATGGCTATTTATACTATCCCTGATGGGTACACTGGATATATAAGAGACTGGTACGCCTCGACAGCAGGTGCAAAAAGAGACAGCCAGCATACTATTGAGGTAAAGGCCAGACCACTTGGTCAGGTATTTCAGCTAAAACACTTATCTAACATTTCAGTCACAGGAACATCTTATATTCAACATGTCTATGAGGAGCCAGAGGTATTCTCAGCTAAGACGGATGTTGAAATGAGAATGGACACTGACACAGATATAGCAGGGGTATCAGCGGGTTTTGATATAGTGCTAGTAGCAGATTAAAATATAATAAAGATATGAAACCAAGAGAACATTACGAAAAAATAGCAAACGAAACCATGATTTTATCAGGCGAGGCAAAGGCTGCCAGGCTAAACCTAGATGTACTTCTTGATATAAGGGATCTCCTTATGAGAGCGGAACATAGGGAAATGGTAGAAGAAGCCAGGAAAGCTCGTGAAGCAATTACTGTCGTACGGGTAAATAGAACCATTTGACACGACGTCGTTAAATCCTTATACTTATGTTGACCAAGCCGAAAGGCAGTCATAAAAAATTATGGACGAAACACTAGACCAAGGCCAGGAAAGCACTGAGACAATCGCAGAAGATACTCAGCAAGCCACCCCGGAACAGTCGGAAACAACAGAACAAGAGGTGTCCAACCTACACAAACTACCAGACGGTAGGGAGTTATCGGGAGACGAGCTTTTGGGTGAATACTCAAAACTAAACTCAGAGTTCACAAAAAGATCTCAAAAGTTGTCTGAATTTGAAAAGACAGCAGCTGAGAGGGAGAAGAGAGCGGAAGTTCAGGCCCAAGAGGCCCTAGACAGCAACGAGCTCCTAAAAGATGTTGATCCGAATGTTAAAGAGGCCATCGGTCAGATAGCCCTAAACACAATTAAAACATATGAACAAGCTCGTGAAGTTGAACGTGCCCGTGAGGAGAAAGATCGTGAATGGAACAGCCGTTTTGATGCTGCCGAAAAGACACACGATGGTAAAGATGGGTTACCCAAATTTGCCAAAGACGATGTTTTAGCTTTCATGATGGATAAAGAAATCTATGACCCAGAAGTTGCGTATAGTGTATTGCACAGAGATGTTATAAACGATAACATGATAAAAGACGCCATAAAGGGTAAAGGTTCCACCGTCAAAACTGAAAGTACAGGTACCTCAGAACCAGGTAAACCGGCTGGTAAAAAAGCCAAAAACTTTGAAGAAGCTGCCAAGAACGCCTTTAACCGTATCAAGAGGACCTAACTCTTATTTTCCCAACAACAACATAGCAAATAATTAAACATATAAGAAAGGTTGTGAAAATAACATGGCACAAACATTAACAAACTTCGATGAAGCACTAAAGATTGACTACTTACCAGTGGTAAGAGAACAGTTGGAAAGTGCTACAGTACTTTTAAACAAGGTACAACGAAACGAAAGAGACGTTTCTGGTAAACAGTGGCAAACAGTTGCTCACTACCAGAGAAACTCAGGAATTGGTGCAGGTACAGAAACCGCACTACCAACAGCAGGAAATCAAGCTTACTTGAATCCTAATGGTGTTGTTAAATACAACAGAGGTAGAATCCAGGTTTCCGGACCTACTATCGCTGCTTCTAGGAATGACACTGGAGCAATCGTAAGGGCACTAGATTCCGAAATTAAGGGTGTAACACGCGACTTAAAGAAAGACATTAACTACCAGCTTCATAACGATGGTACAGGTACAAGAGCCGTTATTAACGGAGATCCTGGCACAGGTACAACATTGACATTGGACGCTCCCGGTACTAACTACTTCTTTGAGGGTATGCTTATCGACATTCTTGACCCAGCAACAGGAGCATTAACAACTTCAGGTAACGACTTAACTGTATCTACAGTTGACTCTTCCACAGAAGTAACACTCTCCGCAGCTATCAACGCTGACGTAGCTGACAATGACATCGTATCTAGAGCTAACGCAACAGACGAGGCATTGACATCCTACGAAATGATGGGATTAAAGGGTATTGTCGACGACAACACCTACGTTAACACTTTGCACGGTCTCGCAAGAGGTACCTACGCATGGTGGAAGTGTTCTACATTTACTAATGACAGTAACTCTGGAACTTTGAGAGACTTAACCCTCCCATTGATTCAAGCAGGGTTCTCAGCAGTAGAGAAGAACGGTGGTAGCGTAAAAATGGTTATCGGTGACCACGACATGAGAGATGCTTACGCAGCTTTAGTCGTAGCCGACAAGCGATACGTTAACACAATGGATCTAGATGGTGGCTTCAAGGGATTAGAAATCAATGGAGTACCTTTAGTTGCAGACGTAGACTGTATGCCTAACACTTTGTTCTTCATAGACACAGATCACTTGCAGATAATGCAAATGAACAGCTGGTCCTGGATGGACAAAGATGGAGCAGTTCTATCTAGAGTTTCAGGTTCCGATGCTTATGAAGCCGTCCTTTACTGGTACGCAGACTTCGTAACAGATCGTCCTAGAGCTCACTCGTTCCTTAGAGACGTTCAATAAACATCTAAGAGTTTATTCAAACTATAAATGAAGTATCCTCGCAAGAGGGGTAAACTATCCAAAACATGGCCCCCTTCCTAGTGGAGGGGGTTATTGTATTTAAATTGAAAGAAGGTGAATAGAAATGATATACAGAAGAAACTTAGACGTAGAAGCAAGAGACACATTCCTAATAACTGACCTACAGTCCGCAACTGTGGTTGATAAAGTTATCGGGATAATGCCTGTTAGGGCACAATTAGTAGCTGTTAAAGAGGTTCATGGAACCGCCGCAGGACAAACTTGTACCGTATCTATCGAAAGATTACAGGGCACAGAAACATCCGGAACAGGAGATCAGGTGGTTGCTGCAACAATTGATGCAGAAGGCACAGCAGACACCGTACAGTCTGGAACAATCGTCACAGCCAGTAACATTCATATATTCGAAGCTGGAGACAGAGTCGGAGTTAATATGACTGGAACAACAACATCCTTAGACACAATGATCGTTGCTTGTCAGTTTAGACCAGTAGACGCCTAATAGTACAAAGTTACCCTAATGAAAGGGGTGAAAAAATATGGCAATAAAATTAAGAAATATAGTTGAAACACATAGAAATAGCTTTGTTATTAGGTACCAATTGTCCCATGGCTTCTCAGATGTAGTTATCGGAATAGTCCCTGAAGATTGCGAATTGGTCTCCATTAAGGAGGTTCACACAGTCGCAGCAGGAGCAACCGCTACCCTTATGGTAGAGAAGTTAAGAAACACAGAGACATCAACCGAAGGTAATGACCTTCTGTCCTCTTCTTTCGATCTAGAATCCACCGCAAGTACAGTAGTTACAGTTGATACAGTAGACATAGCTAAAGCTAAACACCTAGTTCCTTTCGTCACCAAGTTTAAAGAGGGTGATAGAGTAGGCCTTGATTTCTCAGGAACCACTACGGACCTTAGAAACATGGTTGTAGAACTAGAATTTAGATCTATTACAGGGCAAGATATTTTGAGCAATTCAGCAAGCTCATCTATCAGCTCTTCAGCGAGCTCTTCAATAAGCAGTTCCGCAAGCTCTTCAGCTTCCGTGAGCAGCTCAGAGAGTAGCTCAGCAAGCTCATCTGCATCAGTCAGCTCTTCCGAGAGTAGTTCTGAATCAGCATCAGCTTCTGTAAGTAGTTCTGTCAGCTCCTCCGCTTCTAGTTCCGAGTCGGCCTCCGAGTCAGCCTCAGAATCTAGTTCAGAAAGTAGCTCAGAATCTGCTTCCGCATCTATTAGTAGTTCTGTATCCAGTTCTGCTTCTAGCTCAATCAGCTCCTCAGCCTCAAGTTCTGCCAGCTCGTCATTAAGTACAAGCTCTTCAGAATCAAGCTCAGAGAGCCCATCACCATCCGCATAACGCTGAATGCAAAAGCCTCGTTGAAACATACGGGGCTTTGGTGATATACTTCAGTCATGACAAGAAAGAAAGTAATGGTAAACGTGTTAAATCAAGGCACAACAATTACCGGATTTGAAACTAGCCTATTTGCCTGGATGCAGGAAAAGGCCAAAGACTACGAATTTCGCATATTCTTCCCCTCCGCAAGACCAATTGCTAATAACAGAAATCAGATAGTTAAAGACTTCTTAGAAGGAGATTGGGACTATCTATTTATGGTTGATGACGACAACCCCCCGCACATAAACCCATTTGACCTATTAGACGAAGATAAACCAGTTATAGCAGGAGTTTACCCAGGCAGGAGTGAGAGGGGTGTGCATTTCCATGTCTATCAGTTTGGAGAAAACTTCCCAGAAGAAGTAGGATTTAAGCAGTACCCACTTGAGTTTAGAGACGGGGTAAAACAAGTAGATGCTGTGGGTACAGGATTAATGTGTATTAAAAGAGATGTAATAGAGAGGGTGGTAGAAGAGTTTGGGGGCCCATTCAACGATATGTTTAAAGAAGACGGTACTATGATAACAAACGACGATATGTCCTTCTGTATTAAATGTAAAAAATTAGATATTCCCGTCTTTGTGGATTTCAACCATGTTGGATCTCATTATAAGATGGTAGATTTGCTCTGGATCGCTAACCTAGTGGCTTACGCAGCCCAGACTGGAAAGACGAGCTTCCCAGATGCCTAAACCTCACAAGTTCAAAGAACTAAAAGGAAAGATGGAAGCTAAAGGAAAGATTGATTTAGAGGACTTCAATAGTGTCCAAGATATGATGACTTTCCTTGATTATTACAACTCCCAGATCGACAGGAAAAAAGAGGACGTTGGTGATGATGACATAATGGAGATCTCAAAGATGGTCGCCAGGATGATGAATAAGAAAACCATTGTGTAACCTTTCCCCCTTACCTGATATAATATACATATGGCAAAAGTACAAAGTATTGCGATTCCATTAACCATAGTTGACGAAAGTACAGCTATTGCATCTGCTACACAAGAGATCCCAGCAGGATTTATAGTAGGTGTTGCTTCCACAGCAGGGGCTTTGGATGGTTCAGATACTTACACAGTTAAAATAACTGACGTAAACAACGTCACTATATATGAAGTTGGTTCCCTAGCCGAGAGTTCAACAACTCTTGATATTAGCCAAGCATTTGGAGCTACAGAGGAAACACCTCTTAGAATCCCATGTGTTGGACCAGTAACAGTAACAGTCACGGCATCTGCCGAGCAGAATAACGCTGACGTTGAGTTTACAGTCTATCTCTACATAGAAGCATAGTTTGCACCTCCCTACAATTCGTGTATAATAAATTTATGCCCGTTGTATCAGTAGTAATACCATCGAGAAATGAGCGTTTCCTAGGCAAGACGGTAAAAGATTTACTGGAGAAAGCCAGAGGAGAGATTGAGATTATTGTTATATTAGATGGTTATTGGACCGAACCCAACGAACTCCCAGAAGACGACAGATTACATATTATCCACAGAGGAAAATCCCACGGCATGAGAAATGGGATTGCTTCAGCTGTTGCTATAGCCAAAGGTAAATACATCATGAAAATTGACGCCCATTGTATGCTAGATGAGGGCTATGATGTTAAGCTCGTTGCAGACTGCGAGAAGAACTGGGTAGTTGTACCTAAAAGAAAGAGACTAGACCCAGAGGCTTGGGTATTCACCGAAGACGGCAGACCAGATATTGACTACATGTATCTAACATACCCATACTTGGAATTAGCAGATGGTAGAAAAAGAGGACTCCACGGAGATCTCTGGAAAGAATTGAATAATAAAGATCCATTACCAGAGGAACATATCGTTGATTTAATGTCAGCACAAGGTTCCTGTTGGTTTATGCATAAGGATTATTTCTATGAACTAGAGCTTTGTAATGAAGAACAGTATGGGCCTTTCTGGAATGAGTTTCTGGAAATAGGATTAAACTGCTGGTTATCAGGGGGTAGGGTAGTTAGAAACAAAGCTACTTGGTACGCACACCTACATAAAGGTAAGAAGTATGGTAGAGGATACCCTGTACCTAAAGGAACATTCCACCCCAACCCAGATCCTTTCTTAGGATGGATGGAGATGGGAACAATGTTTCACAAACAAATATACCCAATCGAATGGTTAATAGCTAAATTCACCGATACATATGGCCCTGTTCCTGGTTGGCCCGAGGAATACCAGAAATATGAGGTTTGATAAATATGACAAAAAAGGTGACTACCATTGGAGAGAATACGAAGACCCCACAACCAAAACATATAAACACGTCCAGATAATCAAAGATTGGATAAAGGAAAAGAACGTACTTGATATAGGGGCCGGAGACGGTCTTATTACTGGTTTAATGGGGTTTACTGGTATAGATAATGAACCTACTGGTGTAAAACTTGCCAACGAACACGAAGCAAACGTAATATTAGGCAGTGCTTATGAGCTCCCCTGGGATGATGGTACGTTCTCTGCTGCGTTATTTGGTGACACGCTAGAACACCTAGAAGAACCTGAAAAAGCTCTTAGAGAGGCTTACAGGGTCTTAGAAGACTATCTGTATGTCGTTAACCCAATCAAGAGAGCACGTTTAGAAAAACGCCATGTTCAGGAGTGGACACCTACAGAACTAACTGCATTAATAGAGAGCTACGGATTTAAGTTGGAAGGGCCAATAACGGTTTATCCGCATGACAGAAGGGAATACGCCAAGTTTAAAAAGATATGAATATAGTAAAAGGTAGGAGATGGGACTACTTTCCCAAGCTATTTGAAGAGAACGGATACACTATAGGTGCAGAAATAGGTGTGGAACTAGGCAGGTTCTCTAAGTGTTTACTACAGAAGGTCCCAAACCTAACTCTATATTCTATTGATCCTTGGGAGTCCTATGCTAATCAGAACTCACCAAAGAAGTTTTATGAGTACGCTAAGGACAGACTAGAACCTTTTGACAATTGCTTCATGATTAAGGCCTATTCTATGGATGCGGTTAAAGAGTTTGAGGACGGCTCCTTAGACTTTGTTTATATAGACGCTAACCACGACTATGAACATACAGTTGAGGATATTAGAGAGTGGCACCATAAGGTAAGAGAAGGAGGGATAGTGGCGGGACACGACTACCACGATGATGGTGATAGGTACGGGGTAAAGTCCGCAGTAGATGAATGGATAGATATACTAGATGTAGAATTGAATTTATTAAAAGAAAAGAAAGGCTACCCCTGTTGGTGGTATAAAAAATGAAACACGCTAAACCTAAAACACACGACGACTTAACTGGGATAAAATATCCCAGACAGAAGATATATTACGATAACAATAAACTAAAGGTGTTAACAAAACATAAGGTCTACAGGAAAGAATGGCGTAAAAAAGTATTAGACCATTTGGGTGGTGCTTGTGTGCATTGTGGTTTCGACGACATTAGAGCTTTGCAAATAGACCATGTTAATGGTGGTGGTAGGAAAGATAGAAATAAACAAGTAATTGGTTTTTACAAAAAAGTCATGGAGAATAGAGAAAATAGTTATCAGCTATTATGTGCAAACTGTAATACAATAAAAAGGATAGAGAAGCGTGAGTTTGGCAACGGGAAGGATAAAATACTGTGAAGCATGCCAAACCGAAGACTCATAGTGACCTCACTGTCATCTATTATACGGCTAATCACCTAGACAAGACCAATCCCTACTTTGTAGAGAACACTAGAAGAATCTTAAAGGAGTCTATACTAGATACCCCTTTGATCTCTGTCTCTCACCAACCCATGGATTTCGGAGAGAACATCTGCGTTGGGGAT